CCTTCGTTGATAAAAGTACAAGGTATGTCTATTGTCAGTCCTGCAACAGTTACGTCATCTGACCAAATCCAATCACCAGTAAATCTAAGAACACCACCAGAGTTAATGTAAGTAGATGCTGTTATTTCTTGATGGTTTCCTGTTAAGGTATACTCTGAAGAAGCACCATACCACTCAGTGATACTCATTTGAGCACCTGCTGATTTGCTAATTAAAGCCCGTACATCAGCATCGTTTAAAGCAGTCTGTCCAGATATACCTAACTCAGTCATAATATCTTGTATAGATATCTGACCACTCGATGTTACTGCCATGTTTACTTACCTTTCAATACTTCTATTTCAGCTTTCAATTCTTTGATTGCTTCAATTAGTAGACCATGTAATTGGTCATACTGAACTACTTTATGAGTTTTGTCTTCTTCACCGTGGAATACACTGTCGATGTCAGAAACAGCACTTGGTAGAACTTTCTCAACTTCTTGTGCAATAACACCTGCTGATTTCTTACCATCTTTCTTGTAAGTAAATGTGTAACCACCAAGTTGATCAACCATATCAAGAGCACCAGTTATAGGCTTAATATCTTCTTTTAAGTTAATATCAGAGACAGTTGTTGAGTATGCTGTAACATTACCATCAACATGTAAGTCACCGGCATCTGTTAGGCGCATCTCTTCTGCGTTGGCTGTATACCAACGTATACCAACGTCATTATCATAATGAGTATAGTCATGGGTGTTGCCTGACCAGACATCTTCAACTGATGTGTTACGTCTTCTGTCATTTTCAAGACGGAACGTAGTACCACTTAGTGTCATACCGTAGTTGCCATCAGCACTGTAAGTAGTGTTAGTGTTAGTGTCTGTAGGAGTAGCCCAAGTAAATGTACCGTCACCATCTGAACGTAGGAACTGTGATGTTGAACCGTTTCCAGTTACCTTTAAGTTACCTGCGTCTATAACATTATCAGCTACAGTCAAAGCACCAGAACCTGTTACCTCACCAGTGTGAGTAGCGTTAGATGTTGAGTTGTTAGCGTTAGTAGCACCAGTATAACCTAAGTTAGCTAAAGTAATATTACGAGTAGATACTGCTGCGTTTGCATCAGTAACGTGACCTTCACTGTTTGTTGTTATGTTTATATCCAAATCAGATATAACTGTAGCACCTGACATTACACCTGTGTCAATACTGAAATCATCACCTGGGTGTGTTGGGTGAGTATATACTGTGTTACTAGGCGTAGCCCATGTAAATGTACCATCGCCATCCGAGCGTAGGAACTGGGACGTTGTGCCATTACCAGTAACCTTTAAATTGTCTGCATCAATAACATTGGAAGCTACAGTTAAAGCACCAGAACCAGTAACTTCACCTGTGTGAGTAGCATTGTTAGATGAACTTGTACCTGCACCAATCAAAGACCTAACTTCTGCGGCTGTTATACCAGAAGCTAAAGAAGGTGTTGAACCATTTGTAGAAATAGCTGGAGCTGCTGTATTAGTAGCACTTGTAGCTATACCATTTAGTTTAGTATGATCTGCGTCAGTGAAGTTCTGGTCTGTTGCTACATAGTTAGCATCTGATACAATGTTAGCATCTGCTGCTTGTTTACCATCTAACTGTGTTTGTATTGCAGAAGTAACACCGTCTGTGTAGTTAATCTCAGCTGCACTAGCAGTAATACCTGTACCACCCAAGTTGATTGACTCAACATATGCTACATTAAATGAAGCAGTTGACTTACCTAAGTCGTAAGTAGCGTCAGCCTTAGGGAAAAGAGAACTACCGTCTCCCTTAAATTCTTGTGATGGGCCGAGATTTGTAATCGCTCCACCTTCTGCAGATGTACCATCGTGGCTGTGACCACTTGTTCCAAATGCACTTACTATAGCATCAAACTCACCATCCAAATCGGCAGCGTCAATTACGTTACCGTTTGCTATGTTGTTAGATGCATCGTTACGTGTATAACCTGTTCCCATGTCTATTTCCTATCGTTGTTTGAGTATTCAAGTAGAACTGTATCTACTATAAAAGGTGGGTTTATTGCATTAAATTCATACTGTAGTGAGACTGTAAAGAATGAGCCAGTTGTGTTAGTCTCTATAACTGTCTCAGGGTTTCCTCCGTAGTTAGCTGAACCAAGTACAGCAGAACCGAATATGGAGAATGAACCACCACCTGTTAAAGCAGCAGTCGAAGGTTGTATAACACCAGGTCTCTGGAAGTCATACTTAAATATTAAAGTACCATCAACAGAACCTTCTGGGTCATAGAATGATGTAGCTTTATACATTGTCTTACGCATACGAGGGTCATTAATAGCCATGAAAGGTGTAAAGAAAGAAGACTTTATAACTGAACCATCAAATGTGTTACCTCTTTCTAGTCTGTATATATAACCTGTCTCACCTACAAACAATGATATATCTGCTTGACCTGTGTTAGCTGATGTAGCTCTGTAAGCTTTTATACCTTTAGTCTGAGACCATGCAAAGCTGTTAGCGTCTTGGTCAGCAAATTGTGTACCTATGAATCCTTCAGAATTATCTTCTGACTGACCACCTACAAAACCCATTACACGGTATTGTGATTTACCACGTATCGTAATAGATACAATATCTGTATAGTCTGTACGGAATTGAGTTACTTGGTCTTGGATGTTACGAGAAGCTAATGATAAGTTAAAGTCACCGATACGTGTAGTAGCACCTAAGAATCTTAAACCATCTGGCCCCATGAAGATAATGTCACCACCAACTTCTTGGATAGTATCTGGTTCTGAACAACCTATATCTTCTGATATCTCTTGTAACTGAAATGTAGCTGCACTAGTACCTGTTAACTGATGTATGCTTGAGTTAGTAAAGATGATTAGTTTATCCCGGAATGTTACTAAACCTGTAATACGAGCAGGAAGTCTTACATTACCTGCACCATTGCCTGTGTTAAAATCATTCTGTGCAAATGGAGCTGTAAAGCTTAGTAAAGAACCTTTAGCAAAGAATAGATGATCATGGAATTGAGATACAACTTCTGAACCTAGTATGTCTACATTACCATCTATTACTTTAACAGGTTCGTTAGTATTCCAAGTAATAGGATAGTTAACGCCATCAACCATTACAAGACGTTCTGTACCATCAAAGTTAAAGTTCTGGAATCTAGCCTTAGAACCACCTGTCTGAGGACGGCCTAAGAATGTTATAATAGCATTATCAGCAGGAGCACTAGCTAGGGCAGGGTATATAGATACTACACAATGTCCTGATGAAACTGAAGGAGTTGCTAGTACTGTATATACTTTCTCAACACCTGCAATAGTGAATGTATCACCTAGTCTTGGGCCATCATTGTCATTAGTAATACCATCTATGTCCATTGTAGAACCAGTATGACCTGAGTGCTTAACCTTTACAGTACCATATCCAGGTGCACTTATATTAGTGTAACCAGAACCTGATGTAGTATATAAGTTACCATCTCTTAGAACTACTGCTACATTAGAGTTAGTATCTGTGTCAACAAACCAGAATAAACCTTCTGCTTTACCTACTACATTAGTAAACTCAACTGATGCTTTGTCTGCAGGGCTACTAGATAATGCAGGAGATATAGTTAAAACAGTTTCTTTATTAGTTTCACTCCAGACACTTGATGATACTGTGTAAGTTTCACCTAGTCCATTTACTTCGAATGTAGAGCCATCAGGTACATCCATGAACATATTTGCAATAGTAAGGCTACTGCCTGTCTGTGAGCTTCCTTGGACGACTGGAGAGCCATACATAGGTATAGTGTTTCCATCATACTTAGCGAAACCATCAATACGACGATATCCACCTTTAACAGATGTCTCAAAGTTAACTAGCTTACGAGCTGAACCAGGAGCTTTAACCCCTTGTTGCAGTCTAGACATGTTACTTATTAATCCACCTTTAAGCTCTAGTGGAAATGATTCCCAACCTGTAGCCATTAGTAATGTACCCTATTATCATATACATATTCAAATCTATTAATCCAGATACTTCTCATGTTCTTAACGCCTTCATTAAACTTACCTAAAGACATCTG